ACAGAAGATGCATTTACAGCCGCACTTAAATCTAAACTTGATGCTATTGAAGCGTCAGCTACCGCAGACCAAACAATTACTTCTGGAACTGGTATGACAGGAGGTGGAAGTGGTGATATTACTCTTAATGTAGTAGGTGGAGATGGAATTACAGCAAATGCTAATGATATGGCAATCACACCAGCTCAAACAACTATTACAGGTATACACAACACCTCACTTCAAATTGGTAGAGACTCACATAATGAATTTGATTTCTCTACAGACAATGTAATAAAAGTTTCGGTTGATGCAGTTGATGATGAATTTAGATTTGCAGCAGGTGGAACATTTCACGCAGACGCAGATGTAGTTGCATATTCTTCAACTACTGCTTCGGATATAAGTTTGAAGAAAAATATTACAGATACAAAATATGGTTTAGATGATATTATGAAACTTCGTGGTGTTGATTATGATTGGAAACGAGAAGATATGGGACATGACGTTGGTGTGTTAGCACAAGAAGTTGAAGCAGTTATTCCTGAAATTGTGAAAGAATATGATGGTATGAAGGGAAGAGAAAAGTTTAAAGCAGTGGATTATAATAAGTTAGTTCCTGTTTTAATAGAATCTATTAAAGAACTTAAATTTAAATTAGATGAGCAAGAAGCTATCATTAATGATATTAAAAGTATTGAACTCAACTAAAAAAAACGAAGTTTTTATTGTTTGAATTTATATTTATATATAATAAATAAGGAAATGTTATGGCGACAGCAAAAAAAGAAGAATCAAAGTTAGTAAGTCAATTAGAGGAAGCACAAAAAGAAACTAAATTTTCACAAGAAGAGATGGATTCTTTATCAAGTCTTCAGCAAAGATATCTTGAATGTCAAACCACATTTGGTCAAATATCAGTTCAGAAGTTACAACTTCAGCAACAGATAGATGGATTGTCCAAAGCTGAACAAGATAATGTCGAAGCGTATCAACAAGTTCAACAAGATGAACAAGAGATGGCCAAAAAGCTGAATGAAAAGTACGGAGACGGTACTCTAGATCCTCAAACTGGTGTATTTACACCAAATAGTTAAAGTTTTTTATAAAATATAGATAAAAATTACCTCAGAATTGTATTTTGAGAATTTTACATATATTTATATTTAATAAGATAAAACTTTTTATCTAAAATATATCATTTAGGAGAAAATCAATGGCGGAAAGAATTGTAAGTCCAGGTGTCTTTACACGTGAACGAGACCTATCATTTCTTCCTCAAGGAATTGCAGAAATAGGGGCAGCAATTATAGGTCCAACTAAAAAAGGACCCGCATTCGTTCCAACTTTAATTCGCAATTTTTCTGAGTTTGAAGAAATGTTCGGTACACTCGACAAACGGTATTATACACCATATACTGTTCAGCAATATTTAAGAAGTGCTGGTACAGTAACAGTTGTGAGAGTATTAGGAATTGGTGGATATAAACCTGATGTTGTTGTTTTATCAGCAGTACGTAAGAACGGAGCGGGAGCTTCAGGCGCTAGAGGCACATTAGCTGTTTTAGCACCATCACGTGGTGGTTCAAACGGAACTGCAGATTTAACACCATCTACAGGAAGTGGCACTTGGGGATCATATTCGTTAGTAGTGAGTGGAAGTGGTGTAACCACTTTTTCAAAATCTATTTCGTTTAATACTGCAAGTGCAAATTATATCGGAGAAGTTCTTAGTAGAGACCCACAAGTTAATACAGACGGTAGTACCACACACCCTGTATATCTTTATAAAGAGTTTAAAGGATTCGCATCCTCTACAGGTTCAAATGGTTGGCTTGGAGTAGTTACTGCTTCAGCAACTACACTTGATTTAAATTCAGGTGTAACTACATTTGGAGCAAATGGAGATGCAGATACTTGGACAGGTAATAAAGATTATAGTGTAGCAAGAACACCGTATATTCAATCACAAAAAGTTTCAGGAGCTAGATATAATCTATTTAGATTTTATACACGCTCACATGGAACAGGTATAAGTAGCAAATATAAAGTTAATGTGTTGAATGTTAAGGCAGCAGCTTCGATACCAGGTTCAGACTATGGTGCATTTTCAGTTCAAGTTAGGACTCATAATCCAGGACAAACTGACGATAATCAAATAGTAGAACAATGGGATAATTTAAGTACTGATCCTGATTCAGCAAACTATTTTGCTAGAGTAATTGGTGATAGGTTTGTTGAAATTGATTCAAATGGCAAGTTAACCTATAAAGGTGATTGGCCAAATATGAGTAAACATATTCGTATTGGTGATTACGCTAATTTAGAATCAATGCCTAAAACAGTTGTTCCTATGGGATTCGCAGCTTGTAATATACCTGTATCAGGTGCACCTAGTGCTTCTTTTGTAACTTCGCAGGTTAATAGTAATGGTGATTTCGATTCAAATATATTTTATGGATTTGATTTTAGTTCAACGAACTATGACAATTTAGAATATTTAGCACCAATACCAAAATCTGCAGCTACTACAGGTAACGTAACTATGTCTCTTGAAGATATGTTAGGTGCTAACGATGCAAGCACATTGGCTAGTACTTATTCAGATGCTACAGAGAAAGTTACATTATCATTATCAGCAATTGGACAGAGAAAGTTTACAGTACCTTTCCAATGGGGATTTGATGGAGATAATCCTGGAAATCCAAAATTAACAGGTAATGATATTACTGCAGCAAATACTATGGGATTTGACTGTTCAAGTGCAACAACAAGTGGTTCAATAGCATATAAAAGAGCTATTAACGCAATAAGTAATCCTGATGAATTTGATATCAACTTATTGGTAACACCTGGTATTATTCATAGATTACATCCAAAAGTAACAAATCATTCAATCTTGAAAATAGAAGCAAGAGCGGATGCTTTTTATGTTATGGATGCAGCATCATGTGGAGATACTATAGCAGTAGTAACAAATACTGTAAGTGCACTTGATACAAATTACGCAGGAACATATTATCCCTGGGTTAAGATAGTTGACTCTAACACAAATAGACCTGTTTGGGTCCCACCTTCAGTTGTATTACCTGGAGTAATCGCATTTACTGATAAAGTGGCACATGAATGGTTCGCACCAGCTGGTCTAAATCGTGGTGGTTTAACTACAGTATTAGAAGCTAAAACAAGATTAACACACGCTGAAAGAGATGATCTTTATGAAGAAAGAGTTAATCCAATAGCTTCATTTCCTGGTCAGGGAGTTGTGGTATTCGGACAGAAAACACTACAATCCAAACCATCAGCATTAGATAGAATCAATGTTCGTAGATTGTTGATTGCATTGAAGAAATTCATCGCATCATCTTCAAGATACTTAGTATTCGAACAGAATACAGTAGCAACAAGAAACAGATTCTTGAATATTGTTAATCCATATCTCGAAAGTGTACAGGCTAATAGTGGTCTAAGTGCATTTAAAGTAGTAATGGATGAATCAAATAACACACCTGATGTTGTGGATAGAAACAAATTGGTAGGACAGATATTTATTCAACCTACGAGAACTGCAGAGTTTATCGTACTTGATTTCGTTGTTCAACCTACAGGGGCAGCATTCCCTGAATAAGTTTGACTTATAAACAACGCTGACGTATAATGAAAAACCCTGATTTCGGTTGGGGTTTTTCTTTTTATATAAAAACTTCAATAAAACTAATAAGAAGTCTTATTTTCTAATATTGTTATTTTTTTAATTTTTTGATATTTATAATAGAAGAAGATATAATAATTGCTTTTAGGAGAAAAATAATGCCTGATATCCTCGACACTAATGAGATATTTTTTACGCCGTTTGAACCGAAAACGAAAAATCGGTATATCATGTACATTGAAGGTATACCATCCTATTTAGTTAAGACGGCAGGAAGACCTCAAATACAATTTGAAGAATTGGTTTTAGATCATATTAATGTCAAAAGACATTTAAAAGGTAAAGGTACTTGGCAACCTGTAGACATTATGTTATATGATCCAATAGTTCCAAGTGGTGCGCAAGCAGTAATGGAATGGGTTAGGTTGTCTCATGAATCTGTAACAGGCCGTGATGGTTATGCAGATTTTTATAAGAAAGATGTAACTTTTAATATGTTAGGTCCAGTAGGAGATATTGTTGAGGAGTGGACTTTAAAGGGCGCTTTTATATCAACCGCAAATTTTGGTGAAGTTGGATTCGCAGAAAATGATCCAGCAGAAATTACATTAACTTTGCAGTATGATTACGCAGTCTTACAATTCTAATTTAAACGGAGAATAAAAATGAGCGAATGGCTAGCAGCAAATTGGGAATGGGTACTTTTGGGATTCTACACAGTAGAAAAAATCGTGCGTCTTTCCCCGTCTAAAAAGGACGACGTCATTTTCGATATGGTACTAAAACCAATATGGGATGCAGTATCTAAGAAAAAGTAATCTTATAGGGTTATAAAATTTTAAAAAACATTCAAATTACGGAGTAAAATATGAGTGAAGTTACATTTCCTACGGAAGAGGTTAATCTTCCATCTAAGGGTTTGTACTATGACAAATCCAACCCATTATCAAGTGGTAAAGTAGAAATAAAATATATGACAGCTAAAGAGGAAGATATTCTTACCTCAATAAACCTTATTCGTAAGGGAACTGTTATAGATAAAGTTCTTGAAGCTTTGATAGTTGATAAAAAAATCAAAATAGATGATTTATTGGTTGGGGATAAAAATGGTTTAGTCATAGCTACTAGAATTCTTGCTTACGGTAAAAATTACGAAATTCAGGCATTTTGTGATGATTGTCAAGAAGTAAGTCAATTAGTAGTTGATTGTACAAAACTTTCCGATAAGGAAATATCAACTAAAACAAAAGAAAATAAGTTCTCTATGGAACTTCCAAGAACAAAAGTTAGAATAGAATTCAAACTTTTAACTAGTGGTGAAGAGAAGTTGGTTGAAAAAGATGTAGTGGCTATGCAAAAAGCACAACCTGACCATGATTATACTAACACTTTCAGATTCAAACGAATGATTACTTCAGTAGATGGAGACACTAAACAAACGGTTATTAACGATTTTGTTGATAATAGATTTTTAGCACAAGATTCGTTGGCATTTAGAAAGCATTTACAAGACGTAACTCCTGATGTAAATATGGGTTATCCTTTTGAATGTGTTAAATGTGATCATGAACAGGAGGTAACGGTGCCATTGGGCACCACGTTTCTTTGGCCTGACACATCTCAATAGACTTCAAGTACACGAAGAAATATTTAATCTTTTAAATTACGGTAATGGTGGTTACACTTTTAACGAAGTGTATAATATGCCTATATATCTAAGAAGGTTTTATCTAAAAAGACTCAATAAGGAATATAAAGATATTGCAGCTGAAAGAGATAAAGCTAATAGAAAGTCTCAACAAGTCTTGAAAAAGAAATAAAATCTTATATTTCGATATTTATTATTGACACAATCCTGTAACTAAAATTCAATTCGGAGTTAAACAATGTCAAAGAAGATAAATGAAGGTATTGTTGATAAGGTTTTTGGTAAAGTCATAAATCTTGTTATGAAAGG